ATCAGCTCATCGTCAGCTTTCAGCGCTAACTCGTAGCCTGCTCGGCTGGCGATAATGTCGGCCACGTTGACCACGCTATCGTTAATGAGTTCCCAAGAGATCTTAGTCAGGACCGCGCGCTTCGCGGCGGTACAGGTGACGTTGCCCCAGACAGCGTCCGAGGCTGTGATACTCGCGGCCTCGTCTGGGTATTGAACACTTTGGCCGCTAACCAACGTCGGGACTTTCATCACATCACTGGTCATAGGAATAACCTGGGCAATCTCGCCCAAGATTCCCACCTGGTTACGAACCTGGAGAACCGTCGATTCCAAGATATCGGGGACCGAATAGCCTCCCTGGCTGTCCGTTCCCTCAGTTTGGGCTCCGCGGAATCCCACGCCCCGATCACGGCACCATTGCGCCGCGGCTTTATCACGGGCCAGCGTGGCCTTAATCCACATCCCCGCGGTGTAAGCGTCCTTCTCGTTTTTGAACGCCTTTAGGGGCCCGGTGTCCACGAATCCGAGCGACCGAATGTTGTATTCTTCTTCCGGCTTCGCTGCCGCTTCGACGGCTTCCGGCTTGTTGGCCGGCTTGGCCATGGCCAGCTGGAGGGCTTCCAATCGCTCGCTGCGGTACAGGTTCTTGTAGAGCCCTGTGCTCTGCTCGCCCTTGTCTTCGCCGATCTCGGCCAACAGCGCGTCGAACTGCGTCTGGTCCTGGTCAGTCAGCTCTCGGGCTTCCTCTTCTGCCAGGGCCACGATTGCTTGGGCTTGGGCGTGCTTCTCAGAGATCTTTTCGCGAATCTGCAGCGGGTTCATGCTGTGCTCCGGGTATCGCCGGCAACACGGCAGCGCAAAGAAATACGGCGGGAATCGCCGGCCAGGTGTGGAAGTCTGGTCGATGATCCGCGCCGCGTTTTAGCGTTCGCGTGATCCGCGCCCGCCCTATGGCGGGAACGTTGTTTGAGTTGTGCTATTAAACTTACGGATTACTAGTAAACAGTCAAGACAATTTCGGGTCCATGCGTAGCCGCGCCGCTGCCTGACTGCGTCGGGCGTAGCTTTCAGCCTCTGCCGGCTGCGTGGTCTCCTCGGGTCTGACGATCCGTTGGGACTGCAACAGGTGGCGGGGGGTGTTCTTATACCGGCCGTCTGGAACGTAACAGGCCGCGATCGCTGGAGCCGAGTCGGCTATGCCATCGGCAAAGCCAAAGCCCACAGCTTCGGAGGCTGTAAACCACGTCTCCGCATCCATCCACGACCGAATCTGATCTTCCCCCACGTCGACGCGTGACGCGTAGGCGCTCACGATTCCATCGTCGATCGCGCGGAGTGTGGTCTGCATCCGCTGTAGCCCCTCGGCTGCTTCGTCCATCGCTCGGGCATCCCCAGCCACTGCAACGGATGTCCAGGAGTTGTGAATCATCAGCATCGAGTTTTCAGCCATCTCCACCCGGTCTCCGGCCATCAGGATCACGGACGCAATGGAAGCCGCTACGCCGTCAACCGTGGTCACCGTGGGAACGTCCAGCCGCTTGATGATATTGCTGACCGCGTAGCCTGCGAAGACGTCCCCGCCATAGCTGGAAATGCGGAAGATGATTTCCGGGGCGTCAATCGCTGACACGTCATTGTAGAACGCCGTCGCATCCACTCCGCCAAACTCGTCCCCAATCTCACCATACAACAGAACCTCTGCGGGCTGTCCGTCAATCGCATTATTAATCCTGTACATGCTGCGCTTCTCCTATGACATCGCTGGCCAGCTGCTGCGGCCAGTCGGCCAGTTCTTCGTTGAATAAATCACGCAACCGCGCGGCCAGGATGTTCCTGGGCTCGTTCTTGAAAACCTCCAACACCCGCTGCCGGTTGTGTCCCACGAATGCCGCTGCAATGTGTGGCGCGTTGATCGTGTAACCCAATTGCAGGAACACATCTGTGAACGGCTCAACGGCTTCGGTAACTTTCTCGGTCCAGTTCTCGTAATGACGTTTGGCGTGATACTCAAAACGGGAGGAGGGCTTTTCAGCCTTTGGTATCAGCTGCTTCGCTTCGGTCGCCTGTAGTTTCTTCAGCCGTTCCGCCAGCAGCTTCTGGCACGGGCCGGGGTCGGCTGCTTCCGGCTGTGGTGCTTCCGCGCGGATCGGCTCGGCCTTGTCTTCGACGATGTCCACCGTGGGATTGATTGCCGGGTTCCGGTATTCGTCGCCGCGTCCGTCTGCCCGCTTGTTCATATTGAGCTTACGACGCGCTTCGTTGACGCTGATAACTTCGGACGCTATCAGCTTGGTTACTTGCTCTGTGACTGCTGCCGTATCAGCCTCAATCAGACTGGCTAGGTTATGTTCGAAATAGGTTTTCTTGGCGTCCCTCTCGTTGCCCGTCAACAACTTCAAGTCCGCTTCGGATTGCCACTTGTTCAGCCATGGCCGCAGCGTCTGTTGTAGGAACCGCCGATTTTCCTCTTGGAGGCTGTTGTAGCTGCTGGGGCCTTCGCTACTTCCCAGCATATGCGGGGGCAAGTTGAACCAGCTGGCCACCTCGACTCTCTGGAATGCCCTGGACTGCAGCCACTGGGAATCCTCATTCGAGATACTGAACGGGACGATTTCCAGACCGCCAGAAAGAACAGCGGTGCTCGTCTCCGCATCCAGTCCCCGGTGCCTGCTCTCGAATCGCTGCCGCAGGCTGGTGGCCTGGTCTTCGTCCAGGTGTGCCGTAGTCCGCAGCGCGATATTGGGCCGGCTGCCGTTCCTGAAATGCCGGGCCCCGTGTTTCTCCTGTGCCAGTCCCAGGCCCCAGGAGTTCCGCGCCAACTTGAATACGCTGTACCCCACGAGGCCATCCGGGCTCAGCCCCTTCAAATGGAACACGTCCCGCGCTGGGATCGGTCGGGCCTCGTCCTGGGAAGTCTCCTGCGTCCAGTACATCAGCTCTGGTTGGCTGTCGTCGGGCCATGTCATCTGGGGATTCAGTAACGTCAGGGACGTAGGCCGGCCACCTCCGCCGCGTCCAATGGCCGCGTATCCGTTCCCGTGTAGCAGGGCGCTGGCTGTCATCGTCTCCCGGAAGCTAAAGGCCGTGATGTCTTCCGTCGGGCTGGGGCTGATGTTGAGCAGGCCCCACGCCGGATGCAGCCGCAGCCGTTCCCGGTCATCGTCGGCCGTACGCGTGAAGACCTCAAACCCCAGAGACGCTATCCCCTGGCTAATCAGGCTGCAGGCCTGGAATACGCTGGAATAGGTCAAGCTGGTTTCCGCGTTGATCCGCTGCCCGCTGTCCGTGTCCCAGCTCCGGGAAAGGCCAGCCGTTAACCAGCCGCGCTCGTTGGACAATGCGCCGGAAATCTGCGGGACCACTTCGGCGACGCTCGATCCGCTTACGATGATTTCAGTTTGATTCATTTTAGAATATCGCCGGCTTGGGCTCCTCCTGCGGAGCCAGACTCAAAGCTATAGAAATCAACATCGCCACAACGCCATCGATCCGCGCGTGATGCGTGCCCTTCACGGGCCGGATCAGTCCGTCGCTGGTCGTCTTCACTTCGGTGTTGCCAACCATCCACGTGAGGGCCTCGTTGCCTTCATGCTGTAGCGTCCTGGACGCCAGGCACGATTCCACCTCCCGGCATGGTTCCGTAAACGTTCGGAAATTCTGTTGCGCTTCAATCGCTTCAATCCCGTATCGAACCGGGAGCATTTGGAAAAACCATTCTGCCTGATGCGGGTCAAAAGCCACTTTCCTGCAATCGTGCTCCTGGCAGATCTCCCCGATACGCTGGAGGATGAACTCCTGGTCGATCCGGTCGCCTGGGGTAAACTCGATGTGTCCTTTGTTCTGCCATGTCAGGTAGGGCACTCGGTCCGATTGTTCGTGGGCCAGCGCGGTATCCTCGGGAATCCAGTTCCAGCTTTTGACCGCGTAGCCGTTGTCGGTTTTGCAGGTCAGGGCCAGGGACGTCAGATCCTGCTTGGCTGACAGGTCACAGCCGCCCAGCCAGGGACCATCGGCCGTGATCCGATCGACCTTGCATTCGTTCCAGTCTTCCTGGGAAAGCCACTTCTCTTTCTGGGCTGTGTGTTGGTTCAGGTAGAGCCGCCGGAAGTCTGCTTCTAGCCGCGGGATCTTCTTGGCCCGAGCACATAGCC